AAAAAATGCTTCACATTTGACATCAAGCTCCCTCGGTTCTTGTACGCAACGAACATACCAACAGAACCGAGTAGACATCCAGCAGCCATAAAATAAAACTTACGACGCCGATATTTCGCGGCAGCCATAGGTTCAATCCAGGCATTTGCTGTAGCCCGAGCTTTAATCAGTGAAACTTCGGAATTAAATGTGCTACAACGCATGGCGGCCAAATCATCTAAATGGACATCACGATTGGCATACAAAACGTATGCCAAAGTCCCTTCAACCACTTTGGAAAAAAGAGTCGGAAAACGCGATCTCAAAGCGGTTAATCGGACCTCCTTCTCTATCAACCCCGTCAACTGATGCAACGCGGAATCGAGAGTAGGTCCATTGGGAATACGCTTGCCAAAAATAGGGTTCAACCGCGCGGCTAATGGTAAGCATACCAAGACACTAACGTCTCGATGGTCCCACATGTAGACTCGCAAAGCATCGGCCAAATAGCGTAAGCCAGGAATTCGATGCAATAAACGCAAAAGAATGCTAGCTTCCCCTATACGAACCACGTCAACATATGGATCCAAAGGAACTTGAGTCAATAAAGGTATGCCGGCCTGTAACGACGGAACACATCGGAAAACTGAATAGGGTCCAATATTTTTAAGAAAAGTAACATCAACACCATCTTGGTGCCGATGTTGCAGCCAATTTACGTCTGGATGTGCGGCATAAGGTGCCGAAAAAGGATCGGGGGAAAAAATGATGAGTCCCTTCCCATTACGGTACCAAACTCCTTCAGAATCGGAGCACTCATCAGCTCCTGCACTGCCGACAAACAAACGGCACACCACATATACCGTTCGAGATACGGAAAAATTGGAAAGATATCTCACGGACGCTGGAGAAAACACTCCCGTCGGGTTTTCTGCTCCGAAATAGACATCCTGAACCAACACAAAATCGAAGAGCTCACCTTCAAGAGGTTTACGGCGGTCAGTACCTTTCCACCGACCCGCGTCTCCCTGGACGCGAGTATCGGGGCAAGATACAAACTCTACCTGTAAAGCATCCCGCGAGGAAACCCAAATTGGGCGTCTTGAGGTGCTAACGTTCACTTTTCCGTTAGGAGGGAACATAGGGGTTAATGACCTATTACGAGGTGCTCCAAACCAGTCCATAACTTTAAGTTCACGTTTGCCACGACCTTCAATTTTCAGTACTTCTAAAGTTGTGAGGTCTCGAGCCAGATGTGAAATCGGGTGCCCCCTGACTTCAACCCGGGATGACCGCGTGATCGGCCAACCTCGAGCCCCACCATATTCGCAGGTTTTCATATCTTTGTCACTCACGACGAGACGCTTCGTAGACGCCCAATCGTGAATATCCTTAAAGATGAAAACATCTGCTCCCTTGGGTTTATCAACCGGTGGAACGGTCCCGGTAACGGTCTCATCGCCTTGTTTGCCCGAAGCCTTTCGATCTCTCCGACTCTTCGTACTAGATCTACTAAACGCGGACGCGGACGTATAGCCCGATGAAGCATCCTCCTTAGAGGCAGAGTACTCTGACTCCGATGATGACACGTTTTTACCCTTAGGCAGCGTTATAAGAGCCCTTCCGTCAGGCATCATTATAACAGGAGACGTCTCCACTAATCACGTAGATTTAT